GACGGCAAGCTGGGATGGCGCAAACTTGCCATCAGAGCACAGGATACCGTTGACCGCTGGGAGTTCACCGATGCCGGAGATGTGAAGGGCCTGTGGCAGTACACTGACACTGGCGGCACTGTGTTCATACCGATGGACAAGGTATTGCTTTTCAGGACGACCAGCGCCAAGGGTTCACCGGAAGGCATTTCGTTGCTGCGTAAGGCGTATCCAAGTTGGTACACGAAAAAGCACCTTCAGCAAATAGAGGCTATCGGTATTGAGCGTGACCTTGCAGGCATTCCCTTCGCGTTGGTTCCGTCCGAGATACTGGCGAATGGCGCAACAACCGAAGCCACCGCAATGCTCAACAACATCAAGGACATAGTTCGCAACGTCCGGCGCGATGAGCAGGAAGGCCTGGTGCTGCCTTCAGACAGGGATGAACAGGGACACCTGTTGTATGAGTTCAAGCTGCTCACCACGGGCGGCACACGGCAGATGGACATAGACAAGATTGTGCAACGATATGACCAGCGTATCGCGATGACGTGCCTGACAGACATACTCCTGCTAGGCCATGAACACGTCGGCTCGTTCGCCCTTTCGTCCAGCAAGACCGAGCTATTTGCTATGGCCTGCGGCGGCTTCCTTGACAACATCGCATCTCCATTCAACAGGAAGGCCATACCAGACCTGCTGGCGGTGAACGGCATGTTGACTGAACGTCTCCCGCGCTTGGTGCATGGAGACATAGAATCCGCCGACCTGAACGAACTCGGCACGTACATCCAGAAACTATCCGGCGCAGGTATGCCCCTGTTCCCCGATGAAGAACTCGAAAACGTTCTGAGAGAAGCCGCAAGTTTGCCGAAGCGTCCTGAAGACGCCGACCTGCTGATACCGATACCCTCAACGCGCAACGCACCTGCCGAAGAAGACAAGCCCAGACCTGTAGAAACTCCCGTAGAGGAATAGGCCATGCTCAGGATAACCAAGCCTAAGATAAGGGTTCCTCCTGATGAGCGCATCGAGAAGGCCAACACGCGCAGGATAGCGACAGAACTCGAACTGGAGATGGAGAGGGAGATATACGACGGCTTCGACTCACTCTCCGACGACACCATAACCAGGCAGTTGAGAGACGGCTTCGAGCAGCGGGACTCGCGAAAGATAGACGCAGCGATACCCTGGGCGGTATTCTTTGCCGCACTATCCGTGGCATACCTGACGATGGCGCGGAAGGCTGTGCAGCGAAGCACTAAGGCCGCCGCGAATGAGCTTGGGCGCACACTGGGCATCACACTGGCGTTCGACGCGCTGAACCCTCGCGCTGTTGACTGGATAAACCTCCATGCCGCTCAGATGGTGCGCGAGGTGGGCGAACAGACGAAGCTTGCCGTGGGCGAGATAATCCGCAGGGCGTTTGAAGAGGGCATGCATCCGTACACTGCGGCCAAGCACATACAGCGAATCGTGGGCCTGACCGTGCGGCAGGGCATCGCAGTGGACAACTACTACCGTAACCTGCTGCGTGAGGGCAGGTACCCGCAGTCCGTGATAGACAGGTATGTCGAACGATACGCCAAACGAATGCAGAGATACAGGGCGAGGGTTTTGTCGAGAACCGAGACGATAAATGCATCCAACGCTGGGCAGCAAATGCTCTGGGAAGATGCGGCGGCCAGGGGCCTGTTGCCCGCGAACACAAGGCGACAGTGGCTTGCCACGCTCGATGACCGTACCTGCGAACTCTGCGCCGAGCTGCACGGGCAGACAGTTGGCCTGTATGAGCCGTTTGTGGCTTCGGACGGCACGACCGTGATGCATCCAACGCTACACCCCGCCTGCAGATGCAGCGTGGGCCTTGTTTTCCCCGAAGGAGGTGGACGCTGATGCCGTGGACGATTCACGATGTTGACAGGCACATTCACGGCCTCACTGACGATAAGAAGCGGCAGTGGGTAGCGGTTGCTAACAGCGTTTTAGATAGATGCCTGAAAGAGGGCGGCACGGACGAAACCTGTGCTCCCAAGGCCATACGGCGGGCTAACGGCGTAGTGCGAAAGGGGGCAGACATGGACACGGAAGCTGTTGAACTGACAAGCAGGATTCTGAAGCGTGACGATACTCAGAGGTTCACTTTGGGCGTTGTGTACGAGCCCGAGACTCTGGATTCACAGGGCGACTGGGCCAGCGCAGGTACCATTGAGAAAGCCTGCTGGAGTTTCACGCGCACTCTGCAGGGCAAGGGCAAGGCCCGCAAGATGGCGGCGGAACTGGTTGAGGAGCTTGTGAAGTCTGCGAACACTGGCGAAGCGATTGAAATAGACATCACCGCGCTATGGGACGAGATACAAAAGAGCGGCCTCAACGACATGCACGTCAACACGGCAGACGACGACAGCATTGGAGACATTGTTGAGAACTACATCGTCCGCGCAGACATGGAGATTGACGGGCAGAAGGTTAAGAAAGGCTCATGGCTGCTTGGCGTCGTGTGGCACCCCGAGCACTTCGCCAAGATAGTGGCCGGTGAAAGAACCGGCCTCAGCATGGAAGGCACTGCCCGAAAGGTGGTGAGAACATGCCCGAAACCCTGATTGAGAAAGAAATGGTCGAAATGGACATCCCCACCGTAGCTGGCGTAGACCGTGCCGCAAACAAGCGTATCTGGCTGATAGTCAAACGCGCCGACACGGACGACATTAACAAAGCGCTCTGGAGTGCCGCTCAAATAAATGACCTGCCCGACAGCAGCTTCGCCGTGATAGAACCAGGCGGCACGAAGGATGAAACAGGTAGGACGGTGCCTCGCGGTTTGAGACACCTGCCATACAAGGACGGCAGCGGCAAGGTTGACCTGCCACACCTGCGCAACGCGCTGTCCCGCCTGCCGCAAACCAACATCTCCGCAGAGCTGAAAGCAAAGGCGAAGGCCAAGCTGGAAGCGGCTGCGCGAGAGGCTGGCATTGAGACAGGCACAGAGAAACGAGACTCTCCTAGCAAGGAGGATGAGAACCGAATGACCGAAGAGGAAATCAAGGCCCTGCAAAAGAAGGTAACGGACTCCGAGGCTGCTTTGAAAGAAGCCAACGAGAAAGTCGCCAAACTTGAGGGCGAGCTTGCGGAAGTCAAGAAGTCACTGAAGCCAGAACCCGAGGACATCTGGAAGGGTGTCAATCCCGAGGTTCGCAAGCAGTTCGAAGCACAGAAGACTCGTGCCGAGGAAGCCGAGAAGGTTGCCAAGGCCGAACGTGACCAGCGCATTGAGAAGGAGTACATCGCGAAGGCTGAGAAGCTCACCGACATACCGAACCTGAAGTCTGAAGACTTCGGCAAGGTGCTGAAGGCGCTTTCCGAGAAGGCTCCTGAGGAACTGGCGAAGGTGGAAGCCCAGCTCAACGCCGCGAACGAGACGCTCAAGACGAACAACGTGCTGCTTCAGGCAATCGGCAAGAGCGGCCCTGCGCCGAATTCCGCAGAGGCAAGGCTTGAGGAAATCGCCAAGCGGTATCACGCCGAGAAGAAGGCCCCCACCTTCGAGCAGGCGTATGACCTCGCGCTGAAAGACAATCCCGACCTCTACGCTCAATACAACACTGAGAAGCGACAGGGGGTGAAGTAGTAATGGCTTACCAGATACCTCCGTATACGGTGATTGGCACACTGAAGGTTCCCGCAAGCACTGCATGGGCGGGCTACCAGTTCCGCGCCGTCGGCCTAGATGAATCGACGGCGGGCTACATCAGGCTGCCAAACAGCTCGCTGGGCAACAAGATACTCGGCATTCTGCAGAACAAGCCGGGCAGTGGGCAGGCGGCTACGGTATGGCCCATCGGCTCCGGCGCTGTCAGCAAGATTCTCGGCGCAACGACCACGATTACCTTCGGCGACCTCGTATGGTTCACCTCGCTGGGCTTCGCCAAGTCGTCCACCGCTGCTGTAGCCAATACGCCGCTGTTTGGGCCTGTGCTGGAAACCTGCACATCCACAGGTGCGCCGATTTCCTGCGTGCTACAGCATATCAAGACCGACACGTAAACACCACCGCTTCACTTACCCGCTTCGATTCCCACGTTCCGCCCTACCGTACCGAGATTCACCTTCACTCTAAGCCCAATGTGTTAGGCGCTGAATTCAGCTTCTGACCACGCTTTTCGGCTTGGCCCAGACTAGGAATGGCCGCCGAAAGCCTGTCCCCCCAGCAGGCCCGTCTGGGCCAATTGGTTCCATTATGGGGGCAAGCATAGCCACAATTCTGGGGGTGTGAGCTCTCCTGACAAGGAGGGACCACCTTTGGCCCAACCGTCCTATGGGGACGTGCATGTTGACCGTCCCCTAACCACCATATCCACGGCGTTCATCCAGAAGCAGGATAGGTTCATAGCGACCAAGGTCTTCCCCGTGGTGCCGGTTCCGAAGCAGTCCGACAAATACTTCACGTATACGCAAGCCTACTGGTTCACAAGTGA